CACAATTGACAAAGAATGATTTAAGAAGAGCCTCATTAATAGTCTCTTCATTTATGCAAAATAATTTTCTTGATTATATGATAAAGAGTCAAATAATCAAAGAGATCGATTTGGATTATGTGGATAAAATTTCAAATGAAATTAAAACTCACCATCAAAAAAGAAATATGATCGTGGATTATGAAGGTTCAAAAAAATTATTAAATTTGGAGGAAAATATTGGAAATATTATATGTGAAAATAGAAACAAAGATTTAATGATTACGGTGGGTGATAAAAAATTATCTCCTTTGTCAAAAATAGTTAAGAAAGATTCATTAAATAGTTCAGAAGTTGTTGTTAATACTTTAACAAATATGGTTAAAACAGAGAAAACTTCACAGTTTTATTATATAATATCTGTGACACAAGATAATAATATTTGTTATGTAGAACTTCTCCCTGAGACTGGAGCTGCATAAATATTTGAAAAAGATGGAGGAATTAGTTTTTGAAAAAAGATATAAAAATTTTTGAAGGTATCGAAAACATAGAAAAAAATAAAATGGAGAAAGGGAAATGGATTTCGGTTATTGAATTTCCAGATTACTTAGTTAGCAATAGAGGTCACATAAAGGAAACCAAATCTGGAAAAATATTGAAGGAATATATAGATGATGATGGATATTCGAGAGTTTATATGGAACTTGATGGGAAACTTTCTTTTGTTCGTGTTGATATAGTAGTTTTGTCATCTTTTAATCCTGAAGGATTAATAAAACGTATTAATAAACAAATTGAAGATGAAATTTTAGAAGAAATTGACGATGATAATATACTTGATTATATAAATGAAAAAAATGATCAACCTAACTAGTAGATGAAGTAATAAGGAATTTAAGATGAAAGAAGTTTGGAAAAAAATTAGAGATTTTCCTGATTATGAAATTAGTAATATGGGAAGAGTTAAAAGTTTTAAATTTATAAAAGAGATAATATTAACACCGGGAGAAGATGGTCATGGATATTTAGTTGTTAATTTATATAAAAATAAAAAACCATATACTAAAACAATTCATAGGTTAGTTTTAGAAAATTTTAAACCAATTGAAAATATGGATAAATTTGAATGTAATCATATTGATGGTAATAAAGAAAATAATATATTTCCAGAAAATATTGAATGGTGTACTCATTTTGAAAATATGAAACATGCATTTAAAAATAAATTAAGAAACAATAAAGGTGAAAAAAATCCAAGTTCAATATTAACAGAAGAAAAAGTTATTGAAATAAGAATAGATTTAGATAAAGGAATATTAACACAAAAACAAATAGCTGAGAAATTTGGAGTTAGTCAGGTAACAATTTCAGATATAAAAACTGAAAAAAAATGGTCACATGTCTAAATTTTACAATGCAATTTGTAAAATTATTCCACGACGGTTGATTTATAAAAATAAGATGTATGCTATTGAATATATTGAATCAGATTATATTGTTGATAAATATAGAATTGAATTAGATAATCAAAATAGAATTTTAAATATATTTGTTGATTGTGATCATCCAAATAGTGACCCAGTTTTAGACGAATTTTGTATGGCAGTAGGAATTCAAGGGAAATATATTTCTTATGATCTAATTGGTGAAATTGAAAAAATGATTGAAACCTATAATTTGAATCATAGTTACTTTTCTGTTTGGAGTTATATTAAATATGGACCTTATTCCAATGAAGAATATTTAAAAAGAAGGGAGAAAGAAAAAAAATCTATAAAAAATAAAATGAGGAATTCTATGAATTATATGAGAAATATAGGAATAGAAATTATTTGAGGAGATATAGATGTCAAAATTATTAGACATTCATGAGTTTTGTCAAGATCTGAAAGAAATTAAAACATCAAAGATTGTTAACAATCGAGGAAAATTTACTGAAGATGGTTTGTTTTCAGAACAGATTTTTGGACCGGTGAAAAATTACACTTGTCAATGTAAGGTGTTTTATGGTCAATCAAAAGCTGGTGAAATTTGTAAAATATGTGGTGTTGAGATTGTAAATAGTGGTGAACGTAGAAAGAGATTTGCAAAAATTGTTTTACCAATGGTTGTAGTTAATCCTATGTTTTATGATTTAGTTTTAAATATAGGTGGTTTGAAAATTAAAAGTATGATTGATTCTCTAATGTCAGATGAAAGAAGTATGTTATATAAAAAAGAAAATAAATATGTTGTCACAACTGAAAGAGAAGAAATACCAGAAGGTGTTGAAATGTTTGAAAAAACTGATGCTATATATAAATTGGTGTATGAAACAGCATTGGTTAAATCTCAAGATGATAAACGTTGGAAATATATTTTGGATAATGTTGGAAAAATGATTATTAAGGAAGTAATTGTTTTACCGTGTGATTTACGACCAGCATCAAAAACAACCAATAAAAAGAATAATCACAATCATGTAATTGACAGAGTGAATGATAATTACAGAAGGCTGTTAATGAAAAAAGAATCAATTCGAAAAACAGTTTATGATATTAATAGTAGTAAGAAGATATTTTATCAATATTATAAACCTGTTCAACGAATGGTTAATGATTTGTATACTTATATATTGAATAAAATGTCAAAGAAAAATGGCCTAATTCGTGGAAACATACTTGGAAAAAGAATTGATTTTTCTGGTAGAGCTGTTATAGTTCCTGATCCTAGTTTAAATTTGGATGAATGTAAATTACCATACTTTATGTTTATGGAATTATTTAAAATTCAAATTGCTAAAAGATTAACATATCATGGTCATTGTAAATTTCTAAATGATGCAATTAGATTTATTGATAAATGTATAAAATCAAAAATTTATCAATTGCATGATTTTTGTGTTGAATTATTAAATGAAGATCCACAAGTTTGTTTATTAAATAGACAACCATCATTACATCGTTTGAGTATGTTGGGTTTTAAAATAAAATTGGAAAAAGTGGATCATTATAAAGTACCAAATAAATATTATGATCCAGAAAAAGACAAACCAATAGATGCTTTTAAAATGAAACCCTATCCTAGTAATGTAATTAAGATTCATCCGTTGGTGTGTCCTTGTTTTAATGCTGATTTTGACGGTGATCAAATGGCTGTATATGTTCCAATATCAAAAGAAGCAAAAGATGAAATTTTTGATAAATTTTTAATTACTAATAATTTGAGCAATCCGGCTAATGGTGATTTAACAACCACACCGAGTCAAGATATAATTCTTGGAATATATGCTCTGACGACAAATAAATTTACGAAATTATTGAAAAAGACTAATTATAAAGGTAAACGAATAACACAAAGTATGAAATTATTCAATGAATGTTTACCTGATGATTACGATGTGATAAATTTTCCAATTTCGGAAAAGGAATTGATGGCTATTTTAAATGACATTAACAAAAATTATGATGAACAAATAACAGCTAATGTTCTTGATAAAATTAAAAAAATAGGTTTTAAATATGCAACGTTATTTGGTCCTACAATGTCTCTTGATATGTGCAAATTGAAAGATAATTCGTTGAAAGATGAATTATATTCATCTGGTGAAATTGTTGATCAATTAAATAAAATATCTGGTAAAAAGACAGAGGAATTTTTACGACGAAATTTTGGTTATGCATATATGATTGATTCTGGTTCTCGTGGTAGTTGGGATCAAGCACGACAGATAGTGTTATCAAGAGGATTTGTTTCAAATTTTAGAGGAGAAATTGTATCAACACCTGTTAAATCAAGTTTACTCGATGGTTTGACTCCAGAAGAATTTTTTATTTCAACATACGGATCTCGAAAAGGATTGTTAGACGTAGCTTTGAATACCGGATTCTCAGGATATCTTTCAAGAAAATTAATATTTGCATGTACTAATTTACAGAAACATCCAACATTGGAAGATTGTGGAACAACTGACCATTTGAAGGTTGAAGTTGACAGTGAAAGAAAAGCTCATATGTTAGTGTATCGTTATTATTTAAATGATGATGGTACTTATACTGAAGTAACAACTGAGAATTATAAAAATTTAATTGGAAAAACAATTAATCTGAGAAGTCCGATTTATTGTAAGTCTTATGATATTTGTCATAAATGTTATGGCAATTTATATAAATTATTGAACACCAGATTCGTAGGAATAATTGCAGCACAAACATTAGGGGAAAGATCAACCCAATTAGTTCTTAGAACTTTTCATACATCTGGAGTTGCAAATATTAAGGGTGAAAAAGAAGATGGTGATATGAAACAAGATGATATTGTTGCTGACCTTTCAGTTGCTTCGAAATTGTTCCATCATTTTGGTAATAAAAAATGTGATCAGATAATTAGAGAATTGTTTGAAATTTATAATAGTAATGGTAAGATTCATCATATTCATATTGAATCAATTGTTGCTCAACTGATGTGGTCGGGTTTTACCAAATGGAGATTATTGAAAAATAGAGATGAAGTGGAACCTGAGTTTTATTCCATTCAAAAAGTTCCTGGGTATGAGAGTTGGGTTCTTGGCTTGGGATTTTCGAATCCTAAACAACATATTATCCGAGGATTATTGAATGGTGGAAATTATTATGGGATAATTGACAAAATATTGTTAGGAAAAAAACTACAATGAATTTAAAAATAAAAATTTATAAAAATTTAGATGTACAAGATTTGGATGGAGAAATTTGGAAAGACATAGAAGAATTTAAAAAATATCAAATAAGTAATTTTGGACGAGTTAAAAGTTTTAAATTAAAAGATGTTAAAATATTAAAACAATGTAAAAAATGTGAATATTTATTTGTTAATTTATGGAAAAATAAAAAACCAGAACGTAATTATATTCACATTTTGATGTATAAAACTTTTATAGAAAAAATTCCAGAAGGTTATATTATTCACCATAAAGATTTTACAAAAGATAATTTTTTAGATAATTTTCAACTAATGACAAAATCTGAACATAGTAGATTACATAAAAAAGGTAAAATAGTTTTAGAAAAAACAAAGGAATTAATGAGAGGTAAAAATAATCCAATGTTTGGTATTAAAAGATGTGGAGAATTAGGACCATTTCATAAATTAATAAAACAAGATATCATTGAAATAAGAAAATTGTGTTGTGAAGGAATTTTAACTCAAAAAGAGATAGGAAAATTATTTGGAGTCAATAATAGAACAATTTCAAGTATTAAAAATAATAAAAGTTGGAAGAATATATGAAGATCACCAATCCATATTTTAAGATTGATGAAAAATGTAATATTTTTGATATTAGAAAAAAAGAATATGATAATATTGAATTCCTAATAGCAGAAGCATTGAAGCCGGTTTTTGATTTGGGATATGATATTACTAAATTTGGAATTACAAATATTGCTAGATACCAAATCGAAGAATTATCAAAAACTTATAAGAAGAAAATGGAATTGGTTTTAAATAAGAACGAAGTCAAAATTGATTTATCAATGAATATTCCAGAATTAATTGATGATAATTTTGTATTTGTGAACGGGAAGAAGAAGATACCACATTTTCAATTAATAGATCTTCCTATTACCACCAAACAAAATAAATCAATCAACGATAGTTATATAATCAAATTTCGTTCAAATGTTTGTACAACTGTGTTGTATGAAAAAGTTAGAAAATATCCAGGATTTCAAATTAGTCTAATGGGAAAAAGATTTCCATTTGCATTATTATTGTTGGCCTATTATGGTGATGATATTATAAATAAATTTGAAATACCCAACGAAAAATTAAATGGAAGTAGTATGTATAACCGTTTAATTAATGACATCAAATATTTTTATGATATGAAATTACATCATGAAAACTATTTGAAATTATTAGGAGAAAACTTCACCAGATATAATGTAAAAGTTAAAGGTGAAGAGATAATATATGGTTTGAAATTAATTCCTCAGATTGATGTCATAACTGCAAAATTTATGAAAACTGAATCTGTAATTGATGAGATAATTGAGGGTATTAAGAATGGACCATATGATGATTTAGATTTGATTAATAAACGAGTACGGTGTTTTGAATATTTGATATTCTCATCTTTTACAAGAGCAATATTCAATTTATGTATTGCTACTAAGAATACTAAAACACCAAAATTCAATGTCAACTCAAATGAAATTCTCCAGAATTGTAATGTGTCAGATATTGTTCAGTTTGATTTTTCAATTAATCCTATTGATAGTTTAACAGAATTATCAAGAATATCATTATTGGGTCCGGGTGGATTTAGTCGAAATAATGTTCCAGAACATTTGAGGGATATTAACGATTCGATGTTTGGTCGTGTATGTGTTGTTGATACTCCAGATAGAGATAATTGTGGTGTTGTTGGGAATTTATTACCAAATACTCCGTTGGATGAAAACTTCAAATTTACCAAAAATATTTTAACAAAACAATGTATTTCTGCACCAGTTTCAATGGTTCCTTTTTTAGAACACGACGATCCAACTAGACTACAAATGTCAGCATCACAAATGAGACAAGGAATTTTATTGAGACAACCTGAAATGCCATTGATTCAATCTGGGTGTGAAGGTTTGTATTCATATAACACACCATTCGTTAAAATTGCTAAAAAGAACGGTGTTGTATTATATCGTGATGATGACGAGGAAAACAAAGATGGTGACAATTTTCTGATTGTTCGTTATGATGATGGTGAGATTGAATTAATGAAAACAGGATATAAAAAGATTTATGTTAATAATATGGATATGATGGCAATATACGTTAACGAGGGAGATAAATTTAAACAGGGTGATATTTTAGCTGAATCATTATATATGAAAAATGGTTTGATTAACATTGGCCGAAATTTATTAACTGGAATAACAGTATATTATGGTTATAATTATGAGGATGGAATTGTTATATCTGAGAGAATGGCAGATGAAGGAATTTTATCATCTGTTCATTTTAAAGATTTATCATTCTTTATTCCAACGAATAAAATATTATTAACATTGTATAATTATATCAATGATCCTAATCCTCTTCCTGTTGAATATGATGAAGATGGAAATGAAAAAAGACCTAAACGAAAATTCAAACCTGTACCTGAAGTTGATGAATGGGTTGAACCTGGAGAACCATATACTGTTTTAAAAAAGATACCTCAGAAAAATCAATTTAATGAATATAATCTTTTATTCGAGGAAGATGAATTATTAACAACTTCTAAAAAGGTTAGAATACTTGAGAGTAATATATACGTTAATGATTATGATAAAAACAAAGATAATCTTCCTGCTGAATATACCGACTGGATTGAAAGTAAAGTAGAAAAACAAAAGGAGAAAGAGAACAGAGTATCATCAATCATTAATGAATATTTACCCAAGGACCAATCTAAAAAGTTTATAAAATCAAACCTTTCAAGGTTTATGTCAGATGGTAAATATAAAATTAAAGGTGAACGATTTGAAGGAATATATGTAAACCTAACCGGTTATTATGTTCGTAAAATTGAAGTAGGTGATAAGATTGGCAATCGACATGGTAATAAAGGTGTAATTTCTAATATCCTTCCTGTTGAGAAAATGCCAAGATTGCCAGATGGTCGTTCATTGGATATTGTTATAAACCCATTGGGTATAATTAGTCATATGAACATTGGGCAGTTATTTGAAATTCATCTTTCAATGTCTCTCCAGGATCTCAAAAGAAATTTGAGAATTCTATTAAGTGATAAAACCGATCAACGTAAAATAAAAACATATTTACTGAATTACATTAAAATAATAGATAATACAAAAGAAGGATGGTATTTATCACAATTTAAAAAACAATTGAGAGTAAAACGAATTGATGAAAATTTCATTAATGATTTATTTATAATTCAACCACCATTTGAGTCTGTCACTATGGATCGTTGTGAAATGGCAATGAAATATACTAATACCCCGTTTCGATATCGTTTATTTGATCCATGTGTTGATGAGGGTAAAGGTGATTTTCTCGTCAACGACATCAACTGTGGTTATATGTACTTTTTCCGAATGTCCCATATAGCAGAAGAAAAATTAACTGCTAGAGGGATTGGATCATATACGAAAAAGACATTACAACCAACATCAGGAAAACGAAATCAAGGTGGACAAAGACTTGGAGAAATGGAAACAGCTTGTTTAATTGCTCATGGTTCTAAACATAATCTCCATGAATCGATGACGACCAAGTCCGACTGCATCGAATCAAAAAATCGTTGGATGTATGAAGTTGTCGATACTGGTAATAAATTAAGAAGTGCTCAAATCGAAACCGATGATATTGGTGAATCAGTAAGATTGTTAAATTCATATTTAACCGTCATTGGAATCGATAAAGATGGTATGGAGGAAGAAAAGGATGACTCAGAAGAAAAAGATTAATATGGTGGAGGATGTTAATGAATAAATTACCTGATATTGCCGAGGACACAAAACCTGAAATAAAGGAATATATTAATTCAGTAGGAATGGAAAAAGTTAAAGCTCCAATAATATTTATTGATGATAACATATCATATCAAGCAGTGGCATCGATTTCGATGTCCACTGCTCTTCATCAAAATATTCGAGGGGTTTCAATGTCTGAATTTTTAAGATATTTAAATCAATATATAAAAAAACCGATATCGATTCCAAATGATATTAGTAAAATATTATACGATTTTCATAAAATATCGAGACATACAGAATTATTAAAATCGATAATTCGATTTGAATTTGATTACATGATTATGACACAATCACCTAAAAGTGATAATACATTCCCTCAATATCATTCAGCCATTTTACAATTTGAATTGTTTAAAGATTCTTTTAGAATGTATCGGGGTCTCACATATCAGTTTATGAATTATTGTCCTTGTAGTGCTTCTTTATGTGAATATAGTGGATCTGGAATTCCTCATAATCAAAGAGCTTTCTGCAATTTATTCGTTGAATATAAAAATACTTTATTATTTGATGATATTATTAATTTAATTGAAAGATGTGTTATTAATAAACCATATCCAATTATTCGTAGAGTTGATGAACAATATATTGCAGAAAAGGGTCAGAATAATACATTTTTTGCTGAGGATATAATTCGAAAAATAATTAATAATATTAATAAAAATGATAATATAATTGATTGGTATGTTAATTGTACTCATGAGGAGTCGATACATCAACATAACGTAGTTGTGAATGCATATAAAGGAATAGATAATGGTT